GCAGTTCGGCAGTGAAGCTGGAGCAGCGGCATACAAGGCAGGACGCCAGATCGCTGCTTACCTCGGCGATGCTAACTCAGCACAATGGTGTAAAGATAACGGCGTACCAATGCAGAAGACAATGGCAACAACGAGCAACTCGCTCGGTGGTCTGACTGTTGTTGATGAACTGGATCAAGCTATCCTGTACTACCGCGAAGAGCGCGGCGTGGCTCGTGGCATAATGGACGTAGTATCTATGAACAGCGAAACACGTACAGTAAACCGCAACGTAGGCGGCACGACTGTATACGCACTCGGCGAAGGCCAGAGCTACACAGCATCCGATGTTCAGTTCAGCGGCGTACAACTTACAGCCAAGAAGTTCGGTGCTCTTACGCAGAACACGATTGAACTCGGCGAAGATTCATACGCAGCAATCGCCGAAGAGATCGCAAAGGATCACGGCTATGCTCACGCCGTACAGGAAGACAAGGTTGCTTTCTTGGGTGATGGTACATCAACGTACAACGGCCTTGTAGGTTTGAATGAATCATTCAAAAAGCTCGTAACAGATGCGGGCGGTACATGGTCAACAGATGCTAACAAGATATACGCAGCGGGCGTGCAAGTTGCAACCGGCGCAACGCTTGCCTCTATCACACTGTCGGACATCATCAAGACGCAGGCAAAGGTTGCTACATTCCCCGGAATGAATAACCGATTCTACGTTTCATCGCAAGTATGGTACGGCACAATTGTTCCTTTGATCCAAGCAGTAGGCGGTAACACAGCAACGCAGATCGTAGACGGCGTAACACGTCAGTTCTTCAACGGTGCAGAGGTTGTCTTCACAGATGAGCTTTACACGCCGCTGCTTACAGCCGAGAACAGCCAGTTCGTACTCTTCTACGGTGATGCTGCTCAAGCTGGTTTGTTTGGCGATCGTCGCGGTCTGTCGATCACAAGCTCGCAAGAAGTTGGATTCCTAACAGACACGCAGTACAACAAATCCACAGCCCGCTACGGCGTCAATTGGTGGAACATCGGTAACGGATCAGCAACAGCATCGGCACGCCAACGCGGCGCGCTCGCAGCTCTTGTAACAAAGAACTCATAAGGTAACCCAATGAATAATTTACAAAATGTAAAGGTTGTAAACGTAACGCCGCCTGCCGCTATCGTGGACAATGCGTCTTTCGCTACAACTACTATCGACACACTCGGCTTCAATAAGGTAGCTATCTACTTTTCGCTCGGTGCAACTGATATTGCTATGACCGCTCTCAAGGTGCAAGAGTCTGACGATTCAGGCATGAGCGGAGCCGCTGATATTACAGGCGCTGTCTACGGCGCAACGGGTGCACCGGCACTGCCAACAGCAACGGACGATAACAAGATCTTCGGATTCTTCATTGACCTGAAGGGCCGCAAGCGTTATCTCGATGTTGTTGCTACGGCTGGTGATGGATCAACAGGTACATTTGGTGCTTGCACGGCTCACCTCTACAATCCGCTTACAACAGAAGACAACGCTACGCAACGTGGCCTTGCTGCTAATCTTATTGTCTAACGTGACATGACTACGGGGCCTTCGGGCCTCGTGGTGATCTCACTTGAAAGCACATGATAACACTATCTAACGCAGGCGCAAGAGTAGATTTGCAGATTCGCAAGGGTGGGGCTTTTGCTCGCACTTTGACGTATAAGGTAAACGGCGCTGTTCAGAATATCACGGGCTATACGTTCGCGGCTCAAGTGCGTACAGTATCTGGCACGCTTGCCGCTACGTTTACATGCACGATCGTGAGCGCAGTAGCAGGCACGTTTAGCATTGTGCTTACGAGCGCTGAGACGGCGGCCCTTGTGACTACGACAGAATACAAGTGGGATTTAGAAGTTACGATTAGTGGCGTTGTGACAGAGCTTTTGCGCGGGGATGTTACGGTAGTAGACGAGGTTACCTCTTGAGCATAAGCGTAGTCAATATCAAGCAGGACACGTTAGTAGTTGATGTGAAGCAATCGCAGCCAACTGTTAACGTTCAGAGCTACGACCTGACGCTTGACATTGCTAGCGGCGGGATCGTGCCTGCGGCGATTGATACCACGCTGGTAGCATCTACTAGCTTGTCAGCTTTACGATGCATTACAACGGATTCTAGCGGCCTTGCAAAGTACGCTACGCCTGACTCGCTTGCTAACGCGGTAGTAATTGGCATTAGTACGACGGCAGCTAACACAGGCGAGAATATTACAATCAAAACAAGCGGGCAGATTACGGATGCTTCTTGGAACTGGACAAAGGGCGCGATCTATCTAGGCGCTAACGGTGTGCTTACACAGACGGCCCCTACCGGGGGTAGCATCATCGTTCACGTAGCAAAAGCAATAACAGCAACAACGCTAATTATCGACATAGACACAATCATTCAAACGGTGTAACATGGCAGAAAAGTATATCAAGAATAACGCGGGGCAACTGGCAGAAGTCGAAGCTACCGTATCATCGACGGGCGCAACGGAAGCAGGCAAGATTGTAGCTTTGGACGGAGGCGGCAAGCTGGACAATTCAGTATTGCCATCTGGTATCGGCGCAACTGTAAAGGTTGCGGCAACAACCGAAAATTTATCTGCTGGTAACCTCGTAAACCTGTTTAACGATGGCGGCACAATCAAGGCACGCAAGGCAGACGCAAGCAACGGACGCCGTGCTATCGGCTTTGTGATTACAAATTCCACATCACCAAACAACGCAACTGTGTACCTCGATGGTACAATCACAGGACTTACAGGTTTGACGCCGGGCGCTGCTTACTACTTGAGTGGTTCAACAGCAGGCGCGGCAACGGCAACGGCTCCGACAACAGCAACCTATATTTCGCAGGAAATCGGAATTGCTTTGTCTGCAACCGAAATAAACTTTGAAGAACAGCAACCTATTACGCTGGCCTAATCAATGGCAGTCAAGAAACCATTAGTCCTAGCGTCTGGTCAGATTCAGGAACTGCAAAGCGGTGATAACATCAACATCGCTGCAACTGACATCACGACCGGACTTGTTGCTACGGCAAGGCTTGCGAGTGGCACGGCTAACAACACGACGTTTTTGCGCGGTGACCAGACATGGGCCGTCCCTGCGGGTGGTGGTGGTGGAAGCAGCCCAGTTATAACAGTGTTCAACTCGAGCGGGACGTATACAAATCCGCAAACTGGAGTAATGAGAATTATTTGTATAGGTGCTGGTACTGGTGGTGGCTCTGGCAGACGCGGGGCAGCCACTGAAAATAGATTTGGTGGAGGCGCCGGATCGCCCGCAGGATATACAGTTGCTAATTTTATAGCTAGCGAACTACCAGCAAGTTTGCCTATCTGGGTAGGTGCTGGTGGTAATGGCGGCGCGGCTGTTACTACTAATTCCACAAACGGGAGCAACGGATCACAAGGCGGGAATACTGTAGTGGGTGGTGGTGGCAGCGCTAATGATAGTGCTTCTTTTTGTTTTGCTTTTACTGCTGGATTAGCAACAGGCGGGTCGTCAGTCAGTCAAGCCGGTACGCAGTCAAGCACAAATATATTAGAAGGTTTTTTTACAACTTCAACATCTGCTGGGCAGCCGCCTATTAACGTTGACCCTGGCGCGTCACCTGCACAACCGCAAAATAATTCGGCAGGTACTCGGGGCGGTATGGGCGGTGGGATTTCGAGCGCTAATATCCGGTTTAATGGAGGCAATGCAGACACTCAAGTAGGGCACAGCTTCGGCAATCCCGTATACATTAGCGGTAATTTGGGCGGGCTAACTGAAGGCTCAAATGGATTGAACGGAAGCGTTGTATATGCGAAGCGTGGAATTTATCTAATGAGCAGAGGCGGTGGCGGTGGTGCTTCGGGAAACACCGCTGGTACTATTGCAGGTGGAACGGGTGGCATTGGAGGTATTGGTTCAAGTGGTGGGGGCGGTGGAGCTTCTACAAATGGAGCTAATTCTGGCGCGGGTGGTAAAGGCGGAGACGGTCTTGTCGTAATTATTCATTGGCGATAAAAATGCAAAGAGTAGCAATAGTAGAAAACAACGTTGTTATCAACGTCATCTTGTTAGAAGACGGCGCGGAGTTGCCAGAGGTGAACGATAACTTGCTTTACATTGTCAACGATTGGGTAGGCCCCGGCGATTGGTGGGAAGAAAGCGAAGCTCGATTCTATCGTGCAATCCCTAACAATGAGGACGTAGCGCCATGACCGTAGAGACTATGTTCGGAATCATCATGAGCACCATGCTTGCTATCATCGGATTCTGGGTTAAGTCGCTAGTTAATGACTTTCGCGAAACCCGCGACAACGTGATCGCCATGCACGAAGTCATGAGCAACACGACAAACGAGATTATTGCACTCAAGAAATCAGATGAGCTAATCACACAGCGCATTGTCGAGATTATCGAGCGGCTGGTAAGATTAGAAGAGCGAACAGGCAACACGGAACCCAAACCACGTAAGGTGTACAAGCGTGTTGTCAGATGACCCAATCATATCGAAGGTTGTACTGCGTTACAAGTTCTGGCCCAAACGTCAGGACTACGTGCCGCCTATTGAGCGCGTGCCGTTAGCAGATGAATTGCAGCCGCACGTTCCACGTGAAACAAAGAAGCTGAATTTACTGCATTACGTCAGAATGATACCACACTTTTACACAATTATAAAAGGCGTTGCGATGAGCAACTGGAAAACCACAGTAACCGGCGTTGTCAAGCTGGTATTTTTTGCGCTTGGCGCATTCGGGATTAGCGCAGGCAATGTTACGGAAGGGCTTGTACTTGCCGCTTGCTATGCGCTTGTCGATGTTATTCAGGCATACTTCACAGCAGATGCAAATAAGGGAGCAAAGCAATGATTGATTTTAGCAAGATCAAAAACAAGGCAATTGTAACAATCAACCACGGTGCAAAAGACATCGATGTAGAGGTAGTTAACGATACGCCAAGCGCGTGCGTAGTCAAGCTACCAGACGGATCGATTATGACTGTCGGCAAGATGCACGTTAAGGCAATCAAGCCAGAGACGCCAGTACCAACAGCAATCAAGGAATAAGCAATGCCCCTAGTATCGCGCGCAATAATTAAGCAGGACTGGCTTAACATCGCAGCAATCGACACAAGCCGCGACGCTCTTATAGATCGTCTTATCGGCTATGTTGACAATGAGATTAAAGACATCTGCAACCAGCCAATCATTCAGGAAAGCGTAACTGCTTACTACGAAGGCACGCGCGATACGTTGCTTCTAACAGGTTATACCGTGCCCGTAACGTTGAGCACGCTTAAGTACAGAGATAGTTACGGTGATTCTTTTCAGTCCGTTACGGGCACTACTAATCTCGTGGACATACGCGGCGTTAAATACCTCTACCTTGAAGATGGTTTCATCAACAAGCAGTACGAAGCGGTCATGTCGGTAGGATATACCAGCATCCCTAGCGTTATTGAAATCTGCGCTGCCGAGATGGTAACCGAGTTGTACATGCAGACGCCATTTGCACCGCAGACAAACCGATTCGGCGTAACAGCTATTACCGAAAGCGAAGCTGGTATGTCTATATCAAAGACATTGCAGGCAATGCGTAACCGCGTTAAGCCACGGCTTGCACCATATACGCGCGTGATGATATGAGCGACATCTCACAAAGATTAGCACGTCTGGAGCGTGGGATATTGGCAGCGGTGAAGGATGTAGTTCAGAACATCCCAGAAGACTTGCAAGTCTATACCGAGGACTATCTCAACCCAAACGAAGCAGGGCAGAAGACATCAAAGAGTGGTCAGCGTTACTATCCACGACCAAACACAGGCACGAAGCTACGCACGTTGTACGGCAATATATCGCGCTCGCTTGGTCAAGGTGGTAAGGGCAACATCTCAAATGTAGAATTCCGTAACGGTAAGTTTGAAGTTGAATACGGTTACGATCCGCGCGCACCTGTGAAGTCTGGCAAGATCAATCAAACGCTTATGTATGCGCTGTATAATGAGATGGGCACATCGCGAGCGAAGGCAAGACCGTTTCTAAAGCCGGGTTTTGCTGCGTATATGCGTGATGCCAACGGATTCAAGGCATTGATACGCGAGCTTGAAACAACGATTGTCGATGAGTTCTTACAGGAGTTCGGATAATGGCTAGCAATTCGATGCAGTACATTGTAGATACAATTATTGACGCTCTCAACAGCGACGGCAATCTTACGCCGCGTCGTATATGGAGGCCAGATGCGTATGAGTCTAACACTACGATCTGCTATCCATACATAAGCCAGATGCAATACGACACGGACGCAGAGACGGGCTTGAGCTTGGGGCTTGGTCGTGCATTGGTCGAGATCATGTGCAACGCAATGATAGAAGCAGACCCAAGCGAGTTAGGCATAGCCAATGAGCGAGCCGGCGATATTGCCAGCCGTATCAAGTACGCACTTGAGCAGTACGATTTGGACGCACTAGGAAGCAACAACGACGGAAGATTCTATACCGCTATTACGTCAATGCACGTAGATGGAAACGTAGGCGAATTCAACACAGGCAGCAATAAGATACAGATGGGCGTTGCTGTCACTGTCACTTTTGTTATACGACCAGTCTAGGACACATGGACACACAGGACACACAACTAGATACTTTCCCCGTCAGCTTCTGCGTTATCGCATCGCATGACGACATGCACAAGAGCATGCAGGGAATGCTGCGCTCACTACCAAAAAACGCAGAGGTTTGCATCCTGCTAAATAAGCAGGGGCGCGAGCATCACGTAAGCGAAGTAGTAGAGCATACCGACGAACAGCATACGATCCGCTCGCGTGAGTGGACGTACGAGAAGGGCAAATTCAGCTTCGCACAAGCTCGCAATCTATGCGGTCAAATGGCAACGAAGGAATGGATATTCTGGATGGACTGCGACGAATACCTTTGTGAGCAGCAGCACGAAGGCATAGCAGAGGCAACGCAACGCCACGGCGGCGGCGTAGGTGGTTTTATGGCAGGGCAAGCGTCTTTGTCATGCTATAAAAAGCTGATCGGCGAAGCAAACGAAAATGAATACTTTAACATCGGGCAGCTGCGGATGTACCGTAACACTCCAGAGTTTTACTGGGAAGGTTACGCGCACGAGCAGATTGCACACACTATTCGCGGTGCTGGATACAGCATTGTGGATACAACTATCACAATCGCTCACAATGGTTACAGCGGCGAAAGTGAAGTGCTCAAGAAGAAGCTCATACGCAACACCACTCTGATCGGCAGATGGTTAGCAGAGAACAACGAAGAGCACGGACTGCATACATTCTATCGCGATACATACGTGCGCGATTTAACAGCACTAATTAAAATGGAGAAATGAAATGGCACTATCTGGTTTCGTGATTAATGGTGGTCGTAAGGCAGAGTTCTTTACGGTTACCGTTGGCACAACACAGACAACCTTTGCATCGACAACTCCCGTCTATTCATGTGATTCGCAAATCACGTCAGACGGGGCTAACGATGACAACGGTATTCGCACATGGACGCTCGACCAAGTACAAGCAGATAAGCTGTACTGGGACTTCGTTCAGACATACGCACCGGCATCTACATCATCAGCTACAACGGAAGAACTGACGATGGAAGACGGCGAAATTATTAGCGGCACATCAGCGGGCAGCACGACACTTGCTATGCTTGTAAAGGGCGCAAAGATTAAAGGCGGATTGAGTGATGGCATGCGCCTTGCATGGGCTGGACTTGTTAAGGTTTCAAAGTCATCTGGCTCTGTAAACTTTGCCGGTACAGCTTATGTAAAGCCAACGCTTACAGCTATTGCAACAAGCATTACTACAAATCTTGTAGTTCCGTCGGCTGTTCTTACAGATTATGTTGGACTTACTTCAACAACAATTACGACGGTAACAATCGGCGCATCTACCTATCCATATGGCAAGATGCTCGTTGACCTTGCTTAATCTAGCGTAGTAATACGCATATTGGGGGCTGGTGCTGGCGATCTGTGTCCCGTCAGTTACTGGCCCCCTATTTTTAAGGACACACAATGAAATTAAACGGAATAGAAATAGAGCATCTACCAGTCACGCTCCGCAATCAGCAGATTTGCAAGGACTGGTACCAGCGCATCAGCAATCACATACAGCAACGAAGCGTTGAGTATATGCTCCGCACGATTGCACGATTGCGGCACGGTAGCGAAGAGTTAGCAGAGCTAATCGACGAAGTGGGCATGGTCAACAACGTAACGCTTCAGGCGCGAATTGTGGGGCTTATAGAGGCACATAAGGCGCAGCATGACTACGAGAATGAGCAGCGCAAAGAAGCAAAGCAGCCAGAGTTGCAATACGAGCCGATCACGCAGGAAGCGGCAAAGGCAATAGCAGAGCAGGAACTCAAAGACTCGCTCGTGGTACTGCTAAAAGATAGCCCCGAAATAGGGCGTCAAATGTACTTTAATCTAGACGCTTTCCCGCAGACAATGGAGTCTATGTTATTGGGCATTGACTGCATACGCGCTACGGTCGATTATAGCAAGCTATCAGAGCAGGAATCGGATGCTATCAAGAGCGCAAACGATAGCGAATTTTGGCAGGACGTGACGGCCTCGGAGGTGGCTCAATACGTCGATCGATTTCGCAGCTCGCACAAGCAATGAGTTATACGAAGTTTGGCGGGTGACGATGTGGAAAATTCACGATGTGAAGCTGCTAGACAAGTACGGATTCTCGCAAGAGCATCCTAATTTTACAATGGACATAGACGATAACTACACCGACACGTTACCAGCTACCGCATCATCTATGGCAATGGCACTGCAATACGCTCCCGAATGGGGATTGAGTTACTACGAAGTAATGGATATGGCGTATGCGGAATTCTACAAGCTGGTAAACATCCAAAAAGCAATTAACTACAAGAAGCCGTGGTGGACTGGAGACATGGGCGAACAGGCATACATGTACGAGAAAGCCAGCGGCAAGCGTCTCAACAAACCTCGAAGGACACACAATGAATTTTGAACCTATCCCGCTATCAGTAGCGAACGCGAAGCTATTGCAGGAATGGCAAGGCAAGATTAGTGCATACATTGAAGAGCACGGCAAAGACCGCATTATGGCGGGCGTGTCAAAGATGTACGCAGAAGATGCAGAGTTTGCGGCGCTTGTGGATAAAGCAATCAGCAACGGCGGAACTTTTACCGAACTTGACTTGACCGAATGGGCAAAGAGCAATATGATAAAGGCAGCCGCATTGCATCGCCAATTGCAAGAGCTCCCGCACACAATGAGTGCGCTCATGTTGGGCATTGATTGCATCAAAGCAACGGCAGACAAAAGCAAGCTATCAGAACAGGACGCAGCACAGTTCGACGATGAAAAATTCTGGCATCACGTAACAATCACGGATGTGCAGAAGTATTGCAGCACCCTACTTGAAATGAAGTAATGGCAGAAAAAGCTACCGTCAGTATTGGTCTAGATTTAACCACGCTGAAAAAGTCGCTAGCAGATGCGCTTGCACAGATCAACAAGCTAGGCAATGCAAAGCCGAGCGTTAAAGTTGACGTCAACGATAGTGAAGTTGACAGCGCGGATAAGAAAATCGAGGGCTTATCTAGGACCGAAACTGTAAAGGTAGATGTAGACACCAAAGGCGCGGAAGCTAGCGCAGGTGGATTCTCTAAAAAGCTCGGTGGTCTTGGGGCTTTAGCAGGCGGTGCGCTTGGTGGTGCAGCCGTGCAGGCACTCGGTGGACTAGCCGGTAGCTTGAAAGAAGGTGCTCTTGCAGCCGATGAGTTTGGCGATTCGCTCGAAGTAGCATTCAACGCGCAGGGCGTCGCCGATGTAGACGCAGAGATAGAGAAGGTATCAAAATCATCCCTCGATCTTGCCAACAATCTAGGTCTGCCAGTAGCACGTACGCGCGAGCTTGCCGTATCGGTCGCATCATTGGGCGGCTTTACAGGTGAGAGCGCACAGGATTTGACGAAGCTGGCTGCTGGACTTGAGACGTTCACAAACGGAGCGGTAAAGGGCGAAGCCGTAGCAAAAGCATTTGCGCGTGGCATCAACGATCCCGAAGGCGCGGCGGCTATTGAGAACTTAAGCAAGAAATACCCGCAGCTTGCGGAGGTGCTCAAGTCCAATATCTCCCCAGCCGAAAAGCTCAAGAAAGCTAACGAGCAGCTTGGTGAATCATTTAAGACGGTAGCAGATCAGCAGAGCGATGTAGGCGGTATTCTCAACAAGTTGCAAAACCAGCTCGGTGAAGTGTTCGAGAAGATCGGCTCGCAGTTGTTGGAGGCGCTGATACCATTAGCGCAAACATTGCTGCCTGTTCTTGAGTCGCTGCTGCCTGTATTGCAGGGTATTTTGACGCCGCTTGCACCTATCCTACAACAGATTGGCGGGGCTATTGGAACTCTGGTCTCTTCGTTGTCGGGGCCGTTGCTATCTCTTATATCAGCGGTGCTTGAGCCGTTGCTAGGATTAATACAGCAGCTTATCCCTGTGATATTGCAAGTAGTCAATACTGCGATGCAGCCGCTTACGCAGATCATCAACATTTTGGCCGACACTTTCCGTCAGTTATTCCCTGCGTTGCAACCAATCTTTGACGTGATATTGGCGTTGCTTCCTACTATCGGGCAGTTAGTTGGGCAAATTGCAACGGCTCTCGTGCCTGTTATTGGTGTTCTTGCAAAGTTGTTTATCTCATTAGTCAAACTTATTACCGAAAACAAGGTAGTAATGGGCGCGCTTAACCTGATTTTGAGCGCAGCGATTGGCATTATACAGGGTGTTGCTAACGTACTCCAGTTCTTTGCGGGTGTTGCAACGTCAGTCATCACGGTTATTGATGATGTAGTCAAGTACATTACACGGCTCATCAATGCAATTGCATCGTTTGATTTAACGGCTATCAAAAATGCCCTGCTAGGCATTGACGATACTAGCGCAAAGACTACGCAATCACTGCAAAAGCAGACGGAAGAAACAAACAATGTAGCGGCTGCAACAGATAACCTTGCACAGAGCAACAAGAATGCAGCCAAAACCACGCCAGTAGACCCAGAGAAAGCAAAGGCAGCAGCCGAGGCACTACGCAAAGCAAAAGAAGAGCTAGCAGGATTGACCGCAGAGCAGGCAAAAGCGCGGGAACTGGCAGCGACGGACACGATAGCAAGCGATGAAGAGCGTGCAAAGAAGCGTATTGAAATTGAGCAGAAGTACGCGATAGCTGCAATCGAGGAACAGCGCAAACAGCTAAAGAGTACAGGTGAACTTCGTACGGCAGAAGAGGCGGTAATCAACAAGCGCATTGAGATATTGCGCGAAGAGAACGGCCGCAAGATTGCAGAGATAGAAGCGAAGGCCAGAGCGCAGCAGTTAAAGGCAGAAGAGGAACAGCAAAAGAAGCTGGACGATATTACGGCCAAGTTTGCAGCGCAGCGTGTGGAGAGATTGAAAGCACAGCTAGCAGCAGGCAATGCCGGCGTAGCTAACGAGCTGCTATCAGCGCAGCGTGCTGTTATTGAGGGCAGCTTGAGCGAAGGCATAGACGCCATTATCGAGCAGACTCCAGCGTACAATGAAGCAATCGAGAAGCTAGCACAGCAGTTGCAGCTTGGTTTGATTGATCCCGCTACGTTCAAGGCAAGCGCAGCGGAGGCACGGCAGCGCATCTTTCAAGAGCTACAATCGTTGCCAAGCGATACGTCCAATATCTACGCATTGCAGATTCGCGCTGCATACCAGCAGAGCGCAGACGAGATTGCAAAGGGTACGGCCGACATTGTAGCGCAGATCAGGCAACAACAGGTCAAGCAGGCGGGAGAGATATTCGCGGATTCATTGCGGGGCATTGGTGAAGCTCTGCGCTCGGTAGATTTTGCAACTATCTACGGCGAAGCTGCGGACAAAGCAGCGGCGTTAAATGAAGAGCAAGAAAAGCTAATAGAGAACTTGCAGGACGGTACAGCGACCTACCAAGAATCGGTAGATCAGCTTGCCAATTTGCAATCACAACAAGAACAGACGGCAAGTGCGACGGCTACGGCTATCTCGCAGGCATTCCAAGCTATTGCAGATCAGCAGGCACAAGCAGCGCAAGACGGTATAAATACGGTTAACGCTGCACTTGAACGTAGAAAAGAGATAGCTAAACAAGAGATAGACCTTGAAAAAGACAAGGCAGATCAGGTAAAAGCGCTGCAAGATCAGGGTATCAAGGACAAGGAAGTTTACGAAGCGGCGCTCAAGGCCATAGAAGATAAGTACGCACAGGATCGTGCCAATCTTAAGAAGGAAGATGAGAAGCTAGCCAAAGAATCAGCAGAAGTACAGAGCGCCGCACTTGACCAAATAGCAGTATCTGCGGGCGCTGCTTTTGCGTCGCTTGTAGCTGGCGGCGAAAGCGCAGGGGAGGCACTCAAGAAAGTAGTCGGTTCGACTGTTAGCGCATTGCTAGACCTTTACACGCCGTCGATTGTGGCCTTGTTTAGCTCGGTAATCCCTCCGCCATTCGGACAGATCGCGGGCTTGGCAGCCGTGCAAGCGTTGAAGGCATTATTGCAGTCCGCATTGTCTGGCTTTGAAGAAGGCGGTTACACGGGCAATGGCGGCACAAAGCAAGTAGCGGGTGTAGTCCACGGTCAAGAGTTCGTAATGACCGCAGAGACTACACGGAAGAACAGGGCGCTGCTTGAGCACTTGCATAGTGGCAAATCGCTTGAATCGTTCCCTGCTTTGCAGAAGATGCTCGCAGATAACCAGATCAGCACGATACCAGTAACGGAGTTGCAGCTTATGCGCTCCGAGCTTTCGGCTATTCGGCAGCGTCTGGACTCAATGCCGAATGGCATACAAGGTAACATGGGCGTTGATGTGCAAGTAGGCATGGACACGTATCTATACGAGCGCGACCGCTCACGAATGATTGCAAGAAAGTTGAGAGGATAACATGCCAGCAAAGAGTAACTGGACAATGACGCTGTACGGCAGCAACACAGATACAGCTACGACAACAAGCGACGCGACGTATGGCGGCGCGATGATGCTTATATCAGCGTTGACTACTGCCACAAACAAAAGCGTTTTCATACTTGCCCCGCAGTTTGACTACGTGTTTAACACAGGCACGCTTGAAGATGTGAGTGGAACGGTCATAGGATTCACGACGCGTCGTATACAGTTTCAAATAGAGACCTACCCGTTTAGTTACAACGCAACGAGCGTATCGCTAGAACAGGATATGGAGGACATGATTGCGCTGCTAAACATCATCCGAGATTTCAAGTATCTATACCTTCGCGTAGACGGTGGTTCGCGGGCTTATCCTGCGGCAACGTATGTATATCCTGTGACGTTGACGTCTAACAACACAGCAATCAATAAGCAATTTGGTAACCGCACACTAACGCTCACATTTGAGCATAGGAAGCGCAGCTAATGGCACATTACCGCATTGCTCGCACAATGCCTAATGGATGGCAAGTGCGGCTGGACATGATAAGCTACGATGGCGCATTTGGTGATACTATCGTGCCGTTGCCAGAGGTGGTATTGCTTGAGATGGGCGCACTAACAGCAGAGTTTGATTCGCTGCCCTATGGCCTTATGAATCCTGCGACGTTCTCATTTCGTCTCGTTTGGGATCAGCTTCCCGATGCAATGCAGACATACCTTGAAGATGCTTTCACGGAAGACGCGCTGCTGCTATCAGGTTACAAACGCAACACGTGGTATCTCTACACAGATCGCGGCACAAGCGGTGCAACGTGGTCTCTTGAGTTTGCAGGGTGTGAAGACAACGTAGAAGCATTGGAATTACAGCCGCTTGATAATGGCTTTTTCTCGTACAACGTGGAGCTTGTAGACATCGCGTACTACTGGCTGAAGACGATGAACGGAAAGCAGTTCTTTAACGAGATAGGACTGATAATAGCTAAATCGCTTGGGCAAGTAATAACGTCAGGGCCTAATGCGTGGCAGATCAGACTTAACCCAAGCAATCTCAATAATCGCGAGCAAGTGCACGAGTTCTGGAGCGTTAACGCAGAGGGCAAGTTTCTGTCCATTGGTAATTTGATGGACACGTACTATAATTCGTCAAGCTACTTTGCCGAATCCTTGACTCACGCCGCAAGCGGTACGTTTGATAGCACCAATGCTTTGCGCAACCTCATGAATCACGCGGTAGACTGGTACGCTGCCGCTAGCGTTCAGAGCTTGCCGCGCAACGCTGACAGTACAGCGTTAACAAATGCACAGATGTACGCGCTTGTAGAGATCACGCCGGTAGGTGATGCCACGGCAATAGGCGGCGTAATGGTGCAACAAGACAAGTACGGCATTGCCAACGCCAATACTACGGCATACGATGTGCTGCGTACGCTCTGCGAGCAATCGGGCGTACGTGTTGGCTATCGCTTTACAACAAGCGGAACAGGATCAGGCACGGCAATAAACGTAGTATTCGACGTGAAGATGGTAACAGAAGGCCGAGATCATCCGAGTAACGTAGACGCTACGCTTTCGTTATCCAGCGCGTTGACATATTCAAGCATCACAAAGCGCGGCGATAACATCTTAAAAGCAGAAGTACGCTACGAGACCGAATCAGATCGCGACGCTACCGATATTGTCAAGGTGCAGCGCGGGGCTAGGGCATCGCGAAGCATGAACATAGAGCCGCTCTTGCACAACATGCCGGTACACATCTTGGACAATAACCCAGATGAAAGGTGGAGCAAGTTCAAAGCACCTATAAAGCAGACTAACCAGCTATACGTTCGCGGTAGTTATTACAGCGGTTCGCCAAATAACTTCACAAAGATTCATGAAAAGACGGCTATACGATATAGCACGACACAATCTGTCGTCGTAGACCCTGACGGACTTAAGAATCCAGTACCAGCTACTGATTTCAAGACAAACTCGCAAACTCAATCGACTTACTTTTTACAAATCAATGACTGCCAAGTGAACGGATGTATCACGGCTGCCCTGTGTAACCTGCTTCTAACGGTATTTAGCAATGAAAACAATGCTATTGTAGAGGTTGAATGGCCTTTGAGCATAAGCAGTAAGGTAATGACGGACTACATAGCTGGAAAATTCGAGCTAACTAACGAAGCGGCCTTGAAATTTGAAAACATCGCATGGGATAAAGCTATGCCAGTATCAATATCCGTTGACTTAATAGGCGCAAAAGCTACGCATCGCTATTATATGGTGAGCGCATAATGCCAATCAATGATCCAATCAAGAACCGCAAAGTAGCTCCGGCATCGCTTGCGTTTGAGCGTGACCAAATGCGTAACGGTGCGATCTTCCAAGTAGGTACAACACCGACATCGGTAACCTATCAAGAAATCGTGAACATCCGTTACGGCGATATAACGCAGCTATATATCACTAACCAGTATATCCAGACGGACAACGATCGCATAATGAAGGCAATGCACGAATCAGAGCACAGATCGAAGCATTGGGTATCTGATTACAAGCGTTCATTTCAATGGGATATAAAGCAGAATCAAGCATACCGCGTAAATGACTGGCAGATACTAGCGTTTAACAACGAAGTGCTGCGGACTATGGGCTGCTCCAATGGGGGCGTTGTAGCGGATGGTACGGCTTACTGGCAATATCGCTGCCCTGAAGATGCGGCAGGTATTTATTGGGTATATGCGTACCTTAATTTTCAGTTTGCCAACAATGCCAATGTTTCAAGCTCTAAGCTAGGTCTGTTCCTCAACGGATCGCTTTACCGATTGATTGATAACGTAGACAATAACATGATGGGCGCAAACAATATCATTGATACGCGCATGGGAGGCGGTGCTCATATACCAATGAGGACAGGCGATGTACTAACTATACGCATCTACGCCAAAGATAGCTTGGCTGGTTTGGATGTAGCTTTGTATCCAACATCTGTTTATGGCTATGTGACGGGACATCGTGAGAACTGCGACAATATCGAGATATACAACAACCCAGTAACCGGATTCCTTTACCAATTTAACCACAACCAATGAGCTGCTTACCAAATACACCCGTTGCGCCTAATCTTTTGAGCGCAACTAACTCTAGTGATCTCGGATGGATCGACCTAACCAGCGTATCTACAAGTTCACTTTCTCAATACTTCCCTGTATCGAATACGGTGATTACGTTTGAAGGCACGGCAAACACGACAAACCAGCACATGATCTTGCGGCAGCTTGAGATTGAGGAGACAGCGAGCAGTAGCGCGAATATCAAGAAAGCCCCGCTGCATGTTTACCTCTATACAAATACTTCACCGGCCACGCCTACGCTTGGCGCTGTATACAATGGTAGCGTAAGTAATCTCGTAGCGGTCGTACCCGTGGCACAAGCTGATTACGTACGGGTATCAGATACGGTATGGGTAGCTCGCGTTAATCCTGCTCGCTATTACCGTACGGGCGTGGGTTCTACGGCGGGCTTTTTGTACGGCATAGTAATATCCAACAACGGAGCGAGCTTGCAGTATGCAGCATCGGCAGCGTTACGCTTGAAGGTTATAACAGAAGCAGGGACAGCACTATGATAGACGTTGAAGAACTTATTGAGCAGCTAAAAGTAATTGCATACGATGACATCCCGCCGGTACGACGCGCGCAGCTATTGCATGTTATTGTCTATCTGGAGCAATGGGCGAAAGATCACAACGTAAGGGCTAATTGATGGGTAACAAGTCAGTCCGATTAAGCGATGAAGAGTACGAAGCGGTCGCAGCTATGCGAGCCGAGCGGCTCAAAAAGATGAAAACCAACAATACCAACATTCAGCTTGGCATTGCGCGGGCAGAATCTAGCTATACCGAGCAGGCCGTAACCGGTGCTGTATTCGGTCAAGAGCCGGAGCCAGTCGCTCCGCTTGCAGGGGAGTTACGCGAAGATGAAATAACGGACTTGTCTACGTGCAACAAGATCGGCGTAATATCAGATGCTCACTGGCCCTTTCACGATCTGCGCAGGGAAGCAGACGGAACGTACAGCGGCGCATACTTGACCGCTATTGAATGGCTGCGTAACTGCGGCATAGATACGCTGCTTCTAAATGGCGATATGATGGACTGCTATAACCTGTCTTCGCATGAAAAAGTAGAAAATAACAGGTCGTGGAAATGGGAGCTGGACGCCGCGCGTACGATGGTCAAACATCTGCGGCAATTCTTTGGCGATAAGGTGCGAATCGTCTACCGCGAAGGCAATCACGAAGAGCGGCTCAAGCGTTACCTAGCACAGAAGGCCAAAGAGTTAGAAGGCACGATTATTCTAGAAGAGATGCTCGGATTGCATGAGCAGGGGATAGAATGGGTGGAAGAGCGGGCAAAGGTTAAAGCGGGCAAGCTATGGATAGATCACGGTCACGAATGGTTTGGAGGCGGTGGAGTTAATCCAGCGCGTAACTACCGCATGAAAGCGGTCGATAATGTGATGGTAGGGCACGTTCATAAGACGTCCACAGACCTATTTAGAAGGCCGCTGGACGGTACTTTCATAGCTGGATGGTCTGTTGGGTGCTTGTGCGATCTAAATCCCCGCTACGCGCCTCGTAACAACTGGAATCACGGCGTAGCTTTGGTGGAGTTAGAAGCGCAGGGTAACTTTACGGTTCACAACAAAGTAATCCTGCAAGGAGTGGTGCGATGACGCCGACATCTTTCAAGCTAGGCGGTAATACGTGGCGTGTGAAGCTGCAAAAGGCAATCGTTGTAGTGACGCCAGCGGGCGAGGTACAGCACTTGTACGGCGAATGCAACATAGACACGTACACAATCCGGATCGCGCGGACTGTCGAGGGCAAGCCTTGCACAGCGGACACGATGACCCAGACGTTTATCCATGAATTCATACACGCGGCACTTTACACGATAGGAAGAAAATTTGATGATGAAGAACTTGTGGTTGGCCTTGAAAACATGGTCTGGCAATATCTCAAAACAGCTAAACACTCCAAAGCAGGAG